CCCGGGTTTATACTAGAAGCTAGGGACCAACACAAATGAGGATTGTGTTGCCGACTGTAATGGTCGTTGCGGTGGCGTTGGTAGTCGAACGCCTAAACATGCGATTTGGAGGACCGCAACTCCTAACTCCCCTTCATGGAGCCTTACTAACACTAGCAATTGGCCTGTTAGTTGTGGTTAGATTCCTGAAGGATGTGCTATGCCCTGCTCCTGGGGCTAGTGTGGATGAAGAGGGTAAATTTTCACGGGAAAAGTTACGAACGTATCTGTATGACCAAGATTGTGCTGATATATCCGACGTTCAAGAACAAATACCGCCTGTGTACCAAGACTTGCAAGACTATGCCAAGAATCATAGACTCAAGAAAACTAATGGAGAAGATGGAGATTTCCGTGTTGAGGTTACCTCTCCTGATCCTCCTCCGTTACCTGTCTTGGACCCTCAAATTCTGCGTCAATTGGAAAACGCTAGTGAAAATGAACATGGAGTGCTATGTGGAACACCAAATTCAGAATATGTTGATGGTGAACTAGAGCTCTTTGGTAATCATGAACCTAGAGGTTTTATGGCCCGTTGGTTTTCCAAACCTGACATTGGTGATGAAAAAGTTCGCCGTCGGGCAGTTAGACGCAAGAGAAAAGTAGCTCGCAAGCTGAAAACATGTCTCTATATTAGGGCTTGGATAAGGTCAATTATACCACCTGAGTCCCTTAGGGTTGAATTGGATGATGATGGAGAGATGTATGTTGATAAGGCAACAAATTGCCTGGTCGACAATAAGCTGCGGGAGTTTTTCAAGTTACATTGTTTTAACCTGCAATCAATTGCTGAGTATCAAGACTTGGCCAAGGTTGTGGTGTTTTATACCAATGAAGAGTTGGGGATAGCTGGATTGCTTGAACCTAGACTTGGAAAACCTCTTCCTAGATGATGGATACCGCGGGAGACAGCTGCCGTGGATACCTCTACGGACTATACTCAGAGTTTACATGAATTTGTGCCTGAGCTAGGTCCTGGAGTTACACGCGGGGTGAAGGTAGTCTCCCTTGGCGTGAAGAAAGCCAAAATCAGGAAGTTCTTCAAATTAGAGGGGATGGGAGTGTGTGGAAATGAAATATCTGCACACAACCATTCTCTGAAAAATGTGTTGCGGGCGCTGGTGGAGAGGCGGTTTCTTGTCAAGAGCAAGGACGGTTCTTCATTGGTCCCCCCTCCACAGCCTACCAAAGGAGTAGTGCGAAAAAGGCTGGCAGAAGTTAAACGTAGCATAATTGCCATGATCCCAACGCCGACTAGGATGACGATGTCTGACTTTATAGACACACGCCCCAGTCGATTACGGAGAAGGTATACAGATGCAATGTCAAGTTACATTAAGTTTGGCCTGTCGGAGATGCAAGCGTGGATAAACCATTTCATCAAGTTTGAAAAAGTAAATCTAACCAAGAAGTTGGATCCTGTCCCGCGAAATATACAACCCAGGAGCCCCGAGTATAATTTACGTCTCGGGATGTTCTTATCACCAATCGAAGGATTTGGTGGCTCCCATCCTATGTATAATGCATTAGCCAGCCTATTTGGTGGACCAACCGTGATGAAAGGAATGAATGCGGAACAGGTTGCAACCAATATTGTCGAAGCCTCACAGATGGTTTTAGATCGGTCTGGATCTCCCTCTTCGGGATTGGTCTGGATTGGTTGTGATGCTTCCAGATTTGATCAGCACGTAAGCAAAGACGTGCTCAAATGGGAGCATTCGATCTATCTTGAGCTGTATAAAGACCACCCAGATCTCAGCGAACTGAGGTGGTTGTTGAAACAGCAACTCAACACAAAGGCGACGACGTACACCCAAGATGAAGAAGGTGTACAACACAAGGTTTCTTACCAGGACCAGGGCCAGAGAAGTAGTGGAGACATGAACACTGGCCTAGGAAATTGTATAATAATGTGCGCCCTGCT